CTTACCGCCTCGCCGTGGGTCTCCACGCCGGCTTTAACATACTTTCGGTCATTCGCGGCTGGACCTTTTCGGGCAAACCCAAAAATTCTGGGGCACTTCCTCTTTTGGGTATGTTGGCCTCTAAACGGAAGAAGCCCCGTAAGAGAGGGGGCCAGGGGTCCAGTGTCAGCGATGGGTCGTGCGACGGCGGCTGGGCCCCCCGCCCACCTAAGGTGAAGCCCGCCGACGTTGTGGCCCATGTTGCCTCCCGCAGTCCTTTCATTCTGGTGGTCAACCGTGACGCTCCGTGTGTTGGGCTGATGCAGTCACAGGAGTGCTACGTTCCGCACGGGTCGGTCGGGGTGGCGGTCGTCCGCCAGACCGGACGCATTCTCCAGGCGCCCGCCGTGGCCGTGTATGATGGGGCACACCGGCTGGGCTCCGTGGCTGGGTACCGGCCAGTCCATGCTGGGTGTTACGCGCTCGTGGACTACGAGGACTGCTACACAATGGCAGAGTGCAGGGCCTTGGAGGATGACAATGTTTACCAGCTCGAGCCCGCTGGTCAGTGGCGGACCCTCCCCGCTTTCGACTTTTCTGTCGGCGGTGAGACCATCCATTCGCAGGCCACAGACGTTTATGTCGTCCACGCCTTGTTGAAGCACGTCCAGGGTATCGTGCGCGGGAAGACCTCAGACGCCCAGTTTGAAGGAGCGAAGGGCAACTTAGCTTCCGCTTTCCCCTCCGTTAGCTCCGTCCACATCCACAACGCCGTCCTGGCACACACCCATGATTTGATACAGTCTCGTTTGATGTCGGCGAACAGTATTGTGCGTGTGGGGCAGGTTTTGGCAGCCAATACGGAAGGCAAGCAGAAGGAGATGAAGGACGCCTTGGGTCTTGGCGGGCAGCACGAGTGGGCAGAGTGCAGTGCCGGACGACAACCCGTGTTCGAGCGGGCCAAAATCCCTTATGTGTGGTACCCATACCTGAAAAAGATACCTGGCGTGTCCCTGAACGGATTCTTGAGCGACGGGTTCACTTTTGATCCAGCGGTGAGAGGAGCTACTCTCGTCACCATACCGCCAAGTTCTAAGCGATGGCGGGTGGTCGGGATGAACGGGAATGTGCGATTCATGGAGAACTACGCGCACGACCATTACCAGATCGGTGGGCCAACGCCCCGTGAGGAATGCAGGCTCCCGTACTTCCCTGACCCGGGTTACACAAAGTTTGTCTCTGGCTTGCCTGTGGACGTCGGCTATAGATCAGCCGGCACTCCTGTGCGGTCCGACCATCCAAGTGGGCATGTGACGGTTTACCAGGTTTCGCCAACAGCGCTTTTGGATGCGGTGTACGGTCGGGCCCTGCTTGAAACCCCGGGCGAGGATCAGCTAGTGGGCAATCAGCTAAAAGTGGTGATGCACTTACGGCGCGTTGACCCCGACCTCTACGCCCGGGTGGTGAAGGGGATGCTGTTGGGCAATAATCGGGAAGCCACTGCTGACGCCCTGTCCGATCACGCTTCGTGCTCCCGAGAGGTCGACACTATGGATAGGGACGGAGGTGAGTGTATCACGGGCCCGGGCTCCTTCTGGGAGCCCTCCAACAAACCCTGGGAAAAGCTGACCGACGAGCGCCTGATGAGGATCGGCCGCCGCGCAGCCGCGGCCGTCTTGTCCGAGAGGTACGCCGCAGTCCGAGTGGCCACCGAAGAGCGCGCGCAATCATCCTTCTACATCGGCGGTGCAATGACATTTGCCTTTGGGCTGTTGTATTGGCACTACACTGGTGCCCCGACGCTGTCTGCGGCTTACGGTAGGCGGGCCACGAGTGCGTGGGTGCTGACCAGGTGTTTCTCTGGTGGCGCCCTCGCGACCCTCGGGGTCGCCGTCACCGCTAAGTGCTGTGAAGCCTTTTACACCTGGGTTGGTGGCACAAAGACCGTGTACACCGTGGATGAGGCTGGCTTTTCCCACGAATACAACAGGTACCCGATTTTTGGGTCGTCGTTGTATCAGATGTGGATGGCGGTGTGCCGCACCCACGTCAAAATGAAGGTTTACATGAGGCTGTTGAATCGCTGGTCCACCAGTGAGCCAACTGCCTTCGTCGGCGACCACGTCGACGTGACCATGTCTGAGGCCGACGTCTTGCAGAAAGCGCACGAGGGCTCCAAGTTCGGCAAAGTTGCGCGCTTTGTCGTAACTTGCGGCCAGAACACCCTGACGACCCAAGTCGCTGCCGGTCTTGTGAAGGAGGCCTTCAGCGGGCGTCGTTTCATAGGGTGGATATTGAGGAAATCCTTCCCTGCTGTCCCTTCCGAAGAATATGTTCAGGAGGTGTTGCATACACTCCCTAGCGACCCGTGTCGATCTGAAACCACGCACTATATGGCTAATTGCTCGGATGATGAATACATGAAGTTGAATTTTGGCGGCATCATCAAGCATGTGTGTGCCGACGCCGCCGGGGCTGACAGCTCTGTTCAAGGTGCCATATCATGCGGCATGTTGCCGGCTCTGTACACGGACGCCGGAGTTGACATCCCCATCAAGAGCTTGGTCCACGACTTCGTCAGGCCGTGGAAAGTGACCAGCCCCGCCGAGCGCCATACCTGGTTCACGATCCAGGCGGTCGATGCAGCCATGCCGTCGGGGAATGCTAACACCACCTTGCTGCAGAACATCTTTTCCCTGATGCGCCAGGCTTCGTTCGCCGCGTGTCTCAATGCGACTTTGCACGCCCGCCAGCTAAAACTCCGCGCTCGCCTCGGGTCCGGGGAAGGGTATCATGCCCCCCTACCCGACCTCAACACGCTTTTGGCCAGTATGGTGCGAGTCTCGGCCGCGGCCATAGGAGGCCGGAGCACGGTGGAACTGAGTGACGAGCCTCAGAAAGCAACACTCCTTAAGCGCACCTATATGCGTGATTTGGAGGGTAGGCTGCAGTTTTTGCTGGTCCCTGGGGCCATCTTGAGCAATTTCGGGAGTTACCAGGGCGATTTATCCCCTGAGGTGTTGGGGGTCGACAAGCCAAGTTTTGACAGGATGTCGCTGTCAGCCAGGTGGGACAGGAGGAACCGTTGCGTTGTAGCGGGGTTGAAGAACGAGCCCACCTCCCCCGTCGTCGCCGCCCTTAGGGCCAGATTCCCTGGGGGGGTCGACGTTGATGCAGTCGGTGCAGACGCTAAGCACAAGCAGGATGTGCAGCGCAGCTCGAAGGACCGCTCGAGCAGCATTATACCCCTGAGTGAATACATAATCAGGTACGGCGGGAGCGACGCGGCGTGGGAAGACTTTCTGCACCGCCTTCGCTGGCTGCAGTATGGTGAGATTTTAGAGCACCCAATCATGCATCTTATTAGGGCAGATTACGGGGTGGCCCCTGTGGGTAACGCATAGGCGACCCACGCTTCCTCTCCTTCACGGAGGTGAGGCTTTCCCTAAAAAGGAATAAAAAAAAAAAAAAAAAAAAAACAAAAAAAAACAAAAAAAAAAAAATATAAACTATTTTTTCGTTAGCCAGCTTAATAACAGTAAAATTGTCGTCCCATCACAACT